GTCGTGGTTGTGACTTAATACCTAGCTGCAAATAGCGCATTGAGTTTTTAATAGTATCCATTATGATATTTTACTTTGTTGATATTGTAGCGAAGCAGTTGTTATGATGTTTACAGGGAATGTACCACCACCGCCTACGTTCAAGAATAGCCTGTGCTTTGCAGGTACTGCGACATTCACACCCACCGTAAAAGTGAATGCGGTTGTGTTGACCGTGTTGAGTGCTGTGATTGCGCTTACTGCCGCAACACCCGCAATCTTAGTCATGGCAAATGAATACTGGCCTGTGGCGTAAGTACCTGCATTAGTATCCCAAATAGTTACATTCAATAGACATGACCACAATGTGTCATTAGGTAGCTCGATGTGTTCGTTAGTAACACCCTCTATGTAGTAAAAGGCATTACCCGCTGCTGCATATGAATCCTTTCTATGCAGTATAACCGTGCCTGATTGCGCCCATCCCTTTTCGATATAGCTTGAACCGTCACGATAACCACCACCTAAGTGCATACCGGGTAGATTGGTGTAAACGTTTTTGCCAAGTAGGTTACTACCTTGTACGTTCTTGTACAGCTCAAGCGTATTACCAACCGCTAACATGTCACGGTTACCAATCTCAATTGTTACGCTATCACCATTGATTACACTATTAGTGATTGACCTTGTTTGCTGTGCCGTCTTAGTTACACGCGGAGCAGGACTTGTTGCATTACCATTTACACCACTATTTGGCCTGTCTCCAGTAGCAGTAAACGCCCAACATATTGCGTTAGCTTCGTCCCAATTATAGCCATAACGTGAGCAGCAATCTTGTGATGATGCAATAGGGTCACCATTAGCATCTTCAAAGTTTACTTCACCATTAACACTAACCGATGCGGGCGTGCCGCTGCAATCTTCAACATCTTCTAAGAACTTAAGCAATTTTACTTTGGTGCTTTCGTAATCCCCCACTTTATAATCACTTATCTCAATAATTCTCCAGTAGCTATCTTGTATCCATATCTTGTCGCTGAACTCAAAAGTAAGTATGTCTTTAAGGTCAAGTGCAAAGCTTGCCTCCATGATACGCGCATCAGGTGAATACAGAGCATTCATATAAGTTCGCCAATATTGATTAAATAAGTTGGCGTATGGATTAGTAACAATCGGATGTGGTGGAATTTCAGGAGCCCAATTCAAATCCATATCATCGATGTCAGCAACAACTTGACTATAATTGTTGAGTACTGGTATAGCTTCAAACTTTGCACTGCCAGTACCATCATCCCATAACTGTATGCTACATTGGCCTGCATTGAATAAACATCTAGGACCCGGTGCGCTAAATTCAAGTTGATCAGTAAGAAACATAGGCATGACATAGCCGCTACCCTTAACTACTCCCGAAGGTGTAGAACGTGTGATAAGGGCAATTTTTTGTTCACCTATTGCAAAATCACTTGAAGTTGTATTTGGATTAATGGTATAACCTACCGCTTCGTAATCACCATAGACCCTATCTACAGTCTTATACACCTTACTGATTACATCATCACCCGCCGTATAAGTAAATTGAAACTTACCTTTTTGAAGTTCTACTGTGCTACCTATTACGATGTCTTTTGTTGTGTCTAGCTTTGATGTCCAGTCTAAAGTGTTTCCGCTACCTAGATAGCTATTCTGTGGCACTACGCTTATTTTATTTGGTATTGTCCTATCTGGGACAATCGCACAGTTGTGCATCTTTATTACATCCGTCACAAAGTCTATCTGCTTCATATCGGGTGCATTCAAGTTGTAGTATATACTTTGACCAAAGAATAGTTCAGTTTTTTCTATCTCAAACAAAGTACTGTTATATGTTCCATCTCCTGCAAGTACGGTAACAAAACTTGTCCCTGCGGCGAATGTTTGTAATGCTTTTAATTGCACGGTATCACCCGGCTGCAATGCTATTCGAAGATTACAATCTATTACACTGTTGTTACCAGTTGCAATAGTGCCGAGATACATTTCGTTAAATGCCGTGCTACCATTTACAGATAAAGCGATAATAATATCAACTGGATTCGCTGTGTTATTTTGAAATTTTACTATCGCACGAAATGTAAACCACCCACCTGCAGGTGCGGTATATGTATTAGTACCTGTATTAAAGTCATTGTTGTTATCAAATAACTCAGTGTTGATTGGTATTGTAGTAAACGAATTATTAATGCCTACTGAAGCAGTGTTGTAAGCCCTAAAAAAATATTCATTATATGAGCCTGTTGTGATTAATGATGTTTGATTGCACCATGGCATCCAGTATTCAGTAATAAATCCTTCTAACGTACCTGCCGAAAGTTCAAAGCCAGCCTCTGTTATAATCTTTTCAAATAAATACCACCAATTCAAAGCAGGTGTAAGGTCTGATGCCCATACTGGTGTAGTAGCTGTAAGCAATGAACGGGAACCATCTTCACCACCTTCGCTCCATCTTTGACCACGATCTAAGATTGTCCAAATGCGGTAGCTTAAAGGTGTTATGACAATATCGTAACTAATTACTTCATTGATTGTAGTTAAATCAGCAATGTCACTTAGCTTTTTTTCCCCGATGTTACGCACCAAATCAGGCGTTTCAGCATAAAACGCTAACTCTACTTCGCTAATACGATTGCTTTGCTTGTACACTTTGCGCACACGTACATAGCCCACGCTAATGGGTAAGGTGTCCACGCGTATTTCAGCAGGCAGTTTATAGTGAAAGAAGTTCTCACTACCTGCGCTTATGTTTACATCGAAAAGCGGGCCTAACGCTTCTTGATTATTGGTGCTAAATGGTACACGGAATTCACGACTGAATGCCCCCTGTGCAGTAAAATTGCTAAGGTCTTGAAACTTCCAGTTTTGCGAAATGCTTTCATTTTCGAATAGGTCTAAGTATGCTTGACTGCTAATGTCCCATAGAAAGTAGCCACCTGCAGCTGCAGTAAAATCAAAATCAAATGAGTTTGATGCGTCAAAGTTTAGGCGTGTTTGCCCGGGACTAGGTGAATCAATAACAAGTGATAGTATCGTACAAACTTGCGTATCACCATTGGCGTTAACTAGCGTGACTGTTTGATTGTCTAAGTCTAATTGCTGCGCAAAACTATCAATAATTAAACGCCACGAACCCACGCTGCCATATATGGCCGTGTTGCTAATACTATTTAGTGTTAGCGTTTGTGTCTTTGTTACTATCAGTTGTACTTCACTTTGCATCTTATGTCCAGTATTCGTTAGCGATTCTCACTTTCAAAGTTACGTTGTATAACTTGCCGTCACGGGTCTTCTTTTCTACATAGCTAGTATCATCCATTTTAACAGGGATGGCAATAGGCTTTCCCGCGTCTTCAGTCAACCATGTGACCTGATTGCTTACCATTAGTGATCGCAAGAAAAGAAATTCTTCTTCTGTGATGTAATCGCTCGTAATGGATAGCACTTGCTGTGCTAGATTACGTCTTTCTTGCAAGCCTCTATCATTTGCGCTAAATACACCTGTAGTGCCATTGAATAATACCTTTCGATATGTCTTGCGTTCTATCTCATCGGTAAACTCAGACCGCTTTGTAAAGTTGAAATAGTCCCAACCGCCACGGCTATTCACAAAGCCTAGCCTTATCTTGTCATTGTGGCAATCTGTTTGCCCGTATTTGGCCGTGTTGTAAAATTTATAGGTTATGCTCTTTTGAGTTGAGCCGCTGAAGATGGTCACTTGATACCACCGCCAATTAGCAAAGAGTGAAGGCTTAACTGTTAAGCCTGCCCAGTCATTTAAGTTTGCAGGATAGACAGGCAATGCTTCTATATCGTAGCCATTAAGGTTGATGTCTTGTGTTGTAGGTACACCACCACTAGAAAAGATTGTGATGCGCATAAACGCAACCGTGTTATTAGTCAAAAAATCATCATTACCCGGTATGCACAACAATCCATAGTCGCTTTCATATGATGGTATCCATGTGCCTGTGCTTGAAGTTGGCCCCGTGCCACTACCCCATGTGGCTGCAAGATACCACGGATGTGTATCTGTTTTGCGGTCACTCATTGCATAGCTTGTGGTGCTCGTTAATGCCTGCTTTACCTTTTGCGTTCCTGTTTGTACGTTTGGTTTATATCCGTCTATTACTTGGAAGTAGCCGTTAATAATTAAGATAGGGTCAACGGCTATTGTGCTACCTTCATTCATAATTAAAACACCTCCTACTAACCAATATTCACTAATGGAAATTGACACGTCTAATTTGCTTTGGTCATCTTGCGTGTCATCGGTTTCAAAGTGCTGATTCAATAGCTCCTGATTTCGCAAGTCATCAACTAGCGGTTGTATGTCAAAGTACAACTTGTTATCAGGTGCAGGAGAAATAAAAAATTGATAGCCCGCTGCACCAATGGTCACATCCAAACCATAGCGAAAACCAACCTGTGCTGTTTCTGTACTGGTTGCAATTATCATAAGCTTTTGCCCACGTAATGCCCATGCATATGGTTGGTCGTTAATTGTTATTGCCATTATCTTTTATTTAATAGTAGTCTTTGTTCTATTCCTTTGATATATCCTTCCATCAACTTGTCTTTGTATTCGTCCCATGTATCATCTATGGCTTCGCCGTAATAGTTGATGCCTTGTATACCATTCTTACCAATGCTTTGAGCTATGGCAAAGGCTGCACTTTTTATGCGACTCTCTGTGGTCTTAACAAATTGCCCTTGCCTATTGCGTAGTTTAAAGCCTCCTATCTTTAACTTCTCACGTATCCACGATTCAATGTATTCAGAACGGGGTGCTCGTGCCCCTGGTCTTCTGCCAAACTCAATCACATCTGCATACTTGCCCGCTTCGTCATTGCTTACGGTAAAGTCAATAGTGGGTTTGTTGTAGCGTATATTGATTTTATAGTATAGCGATCGTAAGAGATTACCACTTGCAACACGGTTGACCATCTTACCGCGCACGCGTCTTTTGATACGCAGGTTAGATTGCGCACGCTCCACTACGGCAAGCGCATACTCGTTTAGTATTTCTTCAAACTCATCAGCCATTATTTTAATGTCAGATTTAGCATTGATGCGGCAATAATGTAAGCTTCATTATTCGAGTCGCCACTACTACCCCAATCGATGTAGGTTTGCCCATCGAATATTACTTGCCCATCGTAGATGTTACGCCCATCTACATCGCACAGGGAATACACCAGTGCGGCTGTTGCAGTCAAGTCATCATAGCTAATATATAGCTTCATGCACACGGCGGTTTTCGTTTCACCGTTACTCCAAATATCTAGCGGTTGTATATCTCTCATAATTATATTTTTTCAAGTTGAATGAATGTTGCGTTACCGTATACGGTTGCTGTTTGACCGTTGCTCGATGTTACAAAAGCGGGTGTTAGGTTACCTGAGTTTACGCCTGTGCTTATAAATATCTCAATAACTGCGAGACCTATTTGGTTATTTGCCTGATTAAGTCGGTTAGTCAAACCCGTTCCGCTTGTTACCGCTTGCCATTGCATGAACTGACCACTAACGGCAGCAGTTGATATTTGCCCCACGTTCATTGTTGAACCCGATGGGAAAGTAAAGAGCAAACTAAATCCTGTAGTGGTGGTAAAGCCAGATGATACAACAAGCCTTCCTATATAAGTACTGTTTGCTTCAAGTGCAACCGTGCAACCTGTGATGTTTGTGTTAGCTGATGTGTTGTTATTGGTAAGGTTTGTTGCTTGCACACCACGTAACAATCCAAGTTCACTTTTTAAAGTAGCAAGTGATATAGCACTTACCGTATTATCTGCATTAATGCGTACGTATCGTATAGCAGATGGGTTAGCAAGTGTTGCAAGGTTAGTACCTACCGTAGTAAGTCCTATGCTATCTTGCTTACCATTGAATGTAGACCAATCTGCGCTACTCAATGCACCACGATTTGCCGCACTTGCCGTTGGTAGGTTGAACGTGTGTGTACTTCCTGTGCTGCTTATAGCAAAATCAGTCCCGGCTGTGCCCGTTGCAAGGTTTTGCACTTGCGAGGTTAGACCATTGATTGCATTGATTCCCGTGCTAAGTGTTGTAATTACTTGGCTTAAGTGGTTATCTTCAGTATGCAGTAATATAGTGCGGCCTGAGGTCGTCACGAAGACACGCAAAGCTAGCCGATCAGTCAAGGTCATGACCGTCGGAGGTACTGCGAGTGCTGTGAAGTACGCGTCGATAGTTGTCCCGTTCGTAATACCTTCAGGTGTTGCTACATCGGTAGCCAATAGCGTGAATGTGCTGCCATCGTACTTGTACAACTCAACATAGAACGATGGTGTGCCACCACCTGATGAAGCACTAAAATAAAGTTCAAGGTTAAAGTTACCGCCCGGCACTAACAACACATTTGGATCATTAGCATCCGTAATGAATTGTGCAATCAATCCGTTACCCTGTGCATTCGTTCGTGTGAAATCCGTACCCGCACCAAATACAGCGGTCTTACTCATTTGGTAGTAGGTGCTGCCACCTATTGTACCTTGATTTATTGAGCCGTTTAGATAGTAGCTAACTGATGAACCACCGCCACTTGTTGTTGGAAAGTTGGCTAATTGTCCATCACCACGCACGTATTGCGTTGCAAGTCCTGCACCCGTTATTGCAAGCGTACCCGCTGATGTAATTGGTGAGCCTGTAACATTAAAAGCCGACGGAACAGTGAGAGCAACCGATGTGACCGTGCCGCTTGGTATAGTTGGCAAGTTATCCAAATCGTTGTAGTCATTTGAATATGCAACGGCTGCAAGTTGCGCGTTTATAAATTCATTTGTGGGCGCATCAAACAACAACACATCGTCCTGCTG